GTTTTTTTTGTCCTTTTACATACCCCGAAACAGAGCGAAATTTGTATCGTTAAAATATTTAATCGATGGTAGAAACTCGTTTTCCTTCAAGTGGCCTGAGTGCTGAGTATGGCGATATTGTAATTTCGGAAGTTACAGTTGATGCTGTTGTTACGGTGCGTAATTCCGGAACCATAATACTCAGCGAGTCATACACACCCGATGCTAATGATCAGATTACAATTAAAGGCATTGGCGAATTGGCTATGTTGTATTTTGCTCCTGGTAATTTGCTTACTGCTACCGGCGAAGATGCTAGTCCTGTGGGTTTAACGGTGGATGTGGTGGCAGGTACAACCATTTCGAAAGTAGTAACTATATATCCGAGCGTAGTTGATTTTGCAGGTACGCTGGATGCAGCTACACTGCTACAAATACCACTAAGCCGCGCTACCAAAAAAAATACTGCTCCCGGACGAAAAGAATATATTTCGTTTTATGCCAATGGTAATACACTGGTAGCTTATATTGTGTACAAAGGTGCTACACGTGATATGGCTGTGAGTTATGACTTTTACGAAATGGATTCGGTTAATGCAATGTGTGTGGTGGATGTATCGCCATCGGTAATGGCAGCATTGGCAGGTGTAGCCGAAAGCGATTTGGTATATTACAATGTGTACACTTCAGCCGAATCGATTATACGCTTTATGGTATCGAGCCGTAGTTGGCAGTTCGAAAAAACATTTGTATTCCGTAACTGCTTTGGTGCTCAGGAATCGTTTACCTGTACGGGCGATGAAATAAGTGACCGTAAATGGACCCGCGAATATGGCGATTTCGAACATAAGAAAACTGATTTCAGTCGTGACCTGGAAAATTCCATTAAAATAAACTCAGGCTATTTAACAGCTCGCGAAATAGAAGTAGTTGAAGATATGCTTAATGCTGATGAGTTGTATTTGATTGACGAGGCAGGTTTCCAAAAAATTACGATACTCGATGAAGATTTTTCGGATACAAGCCGGAAGGATGAACTTAACTCCGTAACATTTACGTACCGATATGCACAACACAATCAGTTTAAGTCGAGATACGAAGCATTTAAAAAGCCACGAATATTTACACCCGACTTTGATACAAGCTTCGAATAATGGCAGCACGAAATATTAAGCAACGCGTAATGCTTAACGAAATGGATATACGCCGAAAGCCCAATGGAGATAGGATATTATGTTCGGTAAAGTTTGTAACCCAAAGTGGTGAATTGCATTTTTTTGCACTGGCTTATATCTGTGGTTTGCCCTGGAACGTAAAAGCGCACCGAATGCGAGGCGTACAGCCCTGCGATAAATGGGGCAATGCTACGGATCATGTTTATCCGGTTGGTATCGACAATTTTCTATTGTATAATCAAATGCACGTAATATTATAAAATTATGGATATATTATTTTCGAAAACAGGAACTCCCTTAATGATGTCGAGCAGCAGTTTTTTTGCAGCTACCAATGGCACACCTACAGGCATTACTCCCGAACAAAAAAAAGCGTTGAGTAAAACCGTTGATACCAAAACAGATCAGGAATTTACCGATGTATCGGGTATTAAAATGCTTAATTGGCGAAGTAACAACGATTTTCCGCAATGGGCTGATAAAATTATAACTTCGACATCGGTACTTAACTCAGGCTTGAAGTTTATTCGCAACTTCACACTGGGGCAGGGAATATATGCGTGTAAGGTTACAGGGTTCGACGAGGATGGCGATGAGATACTTGCACCTTACGACGACCCAACAGTACAGGAATACCTGGACAGTTGGCAAGGTAAACGCCTACTCGAAAAAGTTGGACGTGACTACTTTAAGTTCGGAGCTTCGGCAGTGCAAATGATAGGCAACGAAAAAGGCGATAAGATTGTAGCACTCAATCCCATGAATGCTTACTATTGGCGACTCACACAGCGCGATAACAATGGCCGTGAATACCTGATTGATTCAGGAAAATTCCCCGAAACACCTGCCAAAACTGATTACAAGAAGTATGATGTGTTGTTGGAGTTCGACCCATTCTATGACCTTGACGTGCGCAAGTACGAAGGCAAAACCAAAGAAAGTGTTGTTTGCATGGTGCGTGATAGCTGGAGTAACCGCGATACCTACAGCGAACCGGTATGGTTGAGCGCATGGCTAGCCGGATGGATCGATATTGCAAAGTCAGTGCCACAATACCTGCAAAAAGTGTATAAAAATCAGGCTACATGGAAATGGCACATTCAGATTCCTTACTCGTTTTGGGACAAAAAGTTTCCAATGGCTGAGTTTGATGATGTGAAAGACCGACAAGCAGCAGTGGAACTGTATATGGAAGATATTGAAAAGAACCTGTTAGGCGTGGAGAATGCTGAGAAACCAATTTTCACACACTACAGCGTAAACGACCTGAACGGAAAAGTGGAGGAAGAATGGAAAATAACACCACTCGACAACAAAAGCAAAGAGGGTGATAAGCTTGTAACCAGTGCAGCTGCCAACTCCGAAATACTTTTTGCGCTTATGATAAACCCCAATGTGCTTGGTGCAGGTATGCCGGGTGGAACGTATGCAGGCAATCAGGGAGGTAGCAACATTCGCGAAGCGTTTTTGGTAAATATAGCCAATGCATGGGTGGATAGACAAACACTGCTCACACCGCTCGAAATAATGTTTAAGTTTAACGGACATGTAGGATTGAAGCTTCGCTACCGAAATACGATACTTACCACACTCGATACGGGTACCGGTACTCAAAAACAGTTGTCATAATTAAGTTTTTTCATAAAAATTGATGTGCGAATTGCCTGGGCTGTGAAGTTCGGGCAATTTTTTTTTGTGTATGGTTGTGCAGGTTGCACACGCTTGTTTTCACTTGTATGAACTTGTACAAACTTGTACAAACTTGTATAAACTTGTTTTCGTACTTGTTTTTAATTTTGAAATTAGGTACAACTTGTAGTACAACTTGTATAAAGTATTTTTTAAATAGCTATATATCAACATTGTATAAATGTTTGAAATTAGGTGTCGAAATTAGGTATATATTATTTATCTTTGTAAATCACTTTAAAAAATTATTTTTATGAAAAAAGTATTCTTTTCTATTTTGCTGTTTATTTGCTTTACTGCTAATTCACAAGTTATTAAGTTGGATTCTATTCGAAACAATGAATCTTTAATAATTGCCGAAAGGCTATCTGATTTTCACAATGAAAATAGAGTGAGTCAGATGGCAGGTGTTTTTGCAGTTGGTTTTACTGCAGCAGGGCTGATAATGAATAATCCATCCAGTAAAGGTGTAAAAGCTTGTTATATAGTTGCAGGAATATGCGGTACATTTAGTGCAGTACTGTATATTGATAGTTTTAAATTTCTGAATTTCAAAAACTCAAAAGCCGTAAAGCGACGAAGCGACGACTATATTCAAAAATAAATACAATCAAATATTGTTTATACGAAATAATAATGTGATATTTGCAGCGCCAAACTTCACTAATAGCAGCTCATTATGTTGTTTAAAAATGCTTCATTGCATAAAATAACGACGGCTGTATAATTATTTCGTATACCTTTTTGAGCTTGCTCTTAGGTGTGGTTTGGCGACTATACGGGATATGTACAGCCGTTTTTCTGTGCTACCAATGCCAAATCACACCATTATGAACAACAAACCACAAAAAATCGGGTTTCACCAAACGGACGAACCCGAAAAAAAACAACAGCAAGCTGAACAGCCCGAAAGCAACCTGACGAAATTTATTAATCAGCTGTACAAGCCTAATGGATTTAGCGACGAACGGGATTTTAAAACCTCACTCGAATTGGCTTACGAGCTTTCGGACATGCTCGAAGTAACAGCTTCGGAAGTTTCGCAAGTAATGACAACACTTGGATTCGAAGTTACAACTATCGAAAATCAGATTTGTTTTATTGTATATGAGCCAAAAAAATAAACTTATAAGTTTAGTTATTGCTAAACTCACTGGAGCTCCACTTTAATCGGTGGGGCTTTTTTTGTCCTTTTACATGCCCCGATATAGAGCGAAATTTGTATCAAAAACAAATAAGCTTATGATTTTCAGTAATAGTAATTGGGATAACGCAACCGAAATACGGCCATACATTAGCGTTGCCCGCAGTGCTAAATTCGATGCGCTACAAGCTCCGCTTCGCAATGCATTCGAAAACTTTATACGCCCATTGCTTGGCGAGGAAATGACAACCAAACTCATTGAGTATTATAATGCTTCAAGCCCTACACCCAAGCAAACCCGATTAGTAGAAATTGCACAACGTGCCAATGCTTTTTTGGCATTTTGGTACGATTACTCCGAAATGCAACTACTCATTGACGATAATGGCAGCCACCGACAGGAATCGGACGGACAAAAAACACCGTATAAGTACCAGGAACAACAACTAAAAGACGGTTGGAAAAATAAAGGTTTTACGGCATTGGACACTTTGCTCGAATACCTCGAAGCCAATAAAGCCGATTTTGCGGAATTTGCCAAATCCACCAACTACACTTTGCTCAAAAGCGAGATAGTACGATCCACCAAAGAAGTAAACGACTGCTACTGGATAAACAACAGCCGTATTATTTTCCTACGGCTTAAACCGCATTTCCGTATTGTGATCGATACCATTATAGCGCCACGCCTTGGCACTATATATACCGATATGATTGCAGCATTTGCCGGTACCGGTACAGTGGATGTAAAATACAACCAACTTCGCGCCAAGCTTATACCTGTAGTTGTATTTTACGCCGTAAGCCGCATGCTCAAAGAAAGCGGAAGCATGACCGAACGTGGTTTGTTTTTCGAAACACTGAAAGCCACTGACGATGCATTAAGCACACAACCCGTGAGCATGGAGCAAATTGCACCACAGGCAGCCATGGCCGAAGGCGATGCCATAAGCTACTGGACCATTGCCGAAAAATTTATGAAATCGGATTTTTCGTATGAATCGGCTACAGCTCAGCGCCTACCAAAGTTCAATAATACCGATAAAAAGTATTTTGTTGTATGAGAACTGTAGATGTAGAATACCGCACGTACTTCGGAACACGAACACAACACATTGAAGTTCCGGAACGATGGGAAGATTTAAAACCTTACCAGTTCGAAGTATGTGCGCAGCTACACATAGCTCCACCGAGCGACGAAGAGTTTATTCGTAAGTTTTTCAGGCTTAAGAAAAGCATTGTTCGCAAACTTACCAAGCTCGAAGCCTACAAGCTTACCGAATTGGTTGGCTTTGCTGTGACACCTGCCGGAACTACCAGCAATTTTTACATTGAACAAATACCAGGAACATCACTGCTAGCACCAACAAACCGACTTGGCAATATGACATTGGAGCATTTTGCACTGATGGATACTTACTTTTTTCAATACGTAAACGAGCCAACAGAACAAAACCTGCATACACTGGTAGCAGCATTGTATCTGAAAAAGAAAGATGTGATCACTGCAATAGATTTCACCGAAAGAGTGAATTTTATACGTAAGCATATTGATAAATGTACGCTGTACGCCATATTTCTGAATTACTTATTTGTAAGGCGATGGCTGGCACGTTCGTTCCGGCATTTATTCGACAATGGCGAAGAAGAAGAGCAACCCACACGCCGTAAATACAACAAACCACCCAAGCCGGTAAAGTCGCTACCAAAATGGGTAGAAATAATTGACGGATTTGTGGGCGAAGACATTTTGAATTACGAAAAATACACGCAACTTAACTGCATTCGTGCATTTAAGCTAATGAATAACCGGATAAAAAATTACAAAAAAAATGGAAAATAATTCGTTAGAACAATTTACGGCCTATATCGAAAGCCTGTGCACAAAGCACGTAGACATACAGCATACAGTTTTGGAACCTCGATTTATAGAACTAAACAACGAAAAACAGCTAAAGCAGAGTAAAGAACAGCTTTACCCCGTAGTGGCACTCGATAAGTTGACTATAAGTTACAGTGGTGCCAACGATGCCATGCAAAAAAACCGTGTTGTAGATATCCTGTTTTTGGACAAAAGCGATAGCGCTACCGATTACGAGCAGATACAAACCATTAAAAACAACATGGAGCGTATAGCCGAAGAATTTGTAATTAAAATAAAAATAGATAGTAAGGACCGTAAGAACTACGCATTTCTGCGCAATTTGTTAATAGGCTCGATAGAGATAAACCTGATAGACAACGAGCAGATAAACCTACACGGTGCGCTGCTATCGTTCAGCTACGAACTACCATTTGTGGAATACATATCCGAAGGTAGATTTATAAATAATGTCCTTTCTTAAGTAATCTGAAACGCCCAAATTTGTACAAAAAAAATATAGCCCTATGACAATCACCGAAATAAAAGCATTAGCTACAACCATTAAAAACGAAACCGTTGAAGATGCAAACAGCGCAAACCGTATAGGTGGGGCAATGTTAGAAATAATTAAAACACTCGAAGCCGACACAGCCGCAGGCCAAGCCCTCACAGCAGCCCAAGCTGCCAACGCAGCCACCGAAGCCGCTCCAAAAACATATACATTGCTAGCAATGATAAGTATTTCCACCTTGCCCGATGCACTCGGTTACGACGATGGAGATAAGATTTACAGTTCGTTTTACAAACTCATGTACACACGAATTTTAAACCCCGATAATGGAACTCCAACGTGGGATGCTGGCGTTACACCACGCCTTATCGACAGTTTTCTATTCGCGAGTAAGGAATACAAATTTATTGGCAACAATCTTATTCCTACCGGTAGAGGAATAGTAACCAATGTGCGCACCTCAGGCAATGGCGCAGCCGGAACTACCGACACATACACCATTACTTACAGCGATGGAACTACAAGTACTTATACTGTGACAAATGGTGCTAATGGTACAGGTGCAACGGTAGAGCAAGTACGCAGCCAAAGTCCTGGTAATGTGCCAAGTTCAAAGTTGTTGGACGATGAGTTGAATAAAACCGACGTTTACAACGTAACTGTAAAAGTGCCACTTTCAGCAGGAAGTTATTACACAGCCACAACAGCACGCGCTGCCGTGCCAACTGCTATCAAAAAACTTGGTTTGAAAATTACTTATGCAACGGCAAGTGGTGTATGGGTTGAAGAACAGTTTATTGGTAGCGATGTGAGTGGATGGGGTACGACAGAGAACTGGAGCAATTATTTATCTGACTTAAAGGGAATAACTTTTATTGAATTTACAAATCCTGGTAGTTATGATACTAATGGTGTGATACAGGCTGGATATGGCGGTTATAATAAAGAAATTTCAATTACAAAAACTGGATTGTATCGAGTAGGTTGGCCAATTCAAGGAACTGTAAGGCATATTTTAGCATTAAATGCTTCCAATGCTATTTTAGCGAAATACCCAGGCGATAGTGTTACAAAAAATAATTACTTGATAGATGTACCAGTGGGTACAACTAAGTTGTTATTGACAAGTTATGGAACTCCAAAAAATGGTCATTTATATTATTTGGGTGATTTGGCTATTTATTATGCCGAGCAGCAAGGTGTATTATTTTCAAATTTATCTATTAACACAAGAACTATCACATTTACTGGATTTTCGTTTGTGTATTATCGCGGAAAAGGAATTGTTAATCGACTTCAAATAACAGCCGGTTCATATCTTATTGAAATACAATCACAAAACTATTTCAATAAATTTCTTGTCGTAGATAAAACTATTGGCGATGTTGCACAAACACCAATAGTTTTAAACTACTCTGATATTACTCTAAATCATATAATTATTGCTGCAACTGGTGGATCAGGAGTGATTGAATATGTGTTAAGCCGTGATATTGCATCATTTAACTTTCAAAATCAAATTACTGATATTAATTCAGATATTGAATATATTAATTCAAATATTGAAAGTGTATATGGTTTGGCTGATGCTGCATCAAGCGTTGATGGAGAATCAATACCCGATTCAGTATTATGGTATAATCAAGAAAAAGTCATAGGTTCATCGGGTCAGTTAATTTCTTCGTCTGGCGCATGGTGGAAGGTTTCCGATTTTATAGCAATTGGTGATGGTGTTAAAATAAAGACATTTAACAGAAAGTCAAGCTATAATTTTCTTTGCTATGCATTTTATTCAAGCGCCGATGAAAGTTCTTTTATTTCTGGTTATAAAGCACCTGATACATCATCGTTTAATGACGTTTTAAATGTTTATGAAGGTTCACCTATAATTCCAAATGGAGCGAATTTTATACGAGTCTCAACAAATATTACTTATACAGTTGGTGCTGAATACTGTTTTTTAAAAAAATCTATTGTATCTATAATAGAGAAAAACACACCAGCTAATTCATTGATTTATTTTACTGTAAAAGTAAACATAGCTTCGCATGATACTTTATCAATAACAGCTGATTTGCAATTTCCTTATGTCGAAAGTGAAGATTATTGCGCGCTTAGACTTCCTGATAATTATGATCCATATTCTGAACCGTTACCATTAATTATTTATTCGCACGGAGCAGGTTCAAAAGTATCAGATACAATTTGCAATATATCTGGTACTGGTGGCAGCTCTGAATATTTTACAAAAAAAGGCTTTGCTATTTTAGATTGCAATGCGCTGCCAAACGGATTGAAAAAGAGTTGGATGGATGTAAATCAATGTGCTGGTTTTGGTTCAGAATACTCTGTTAATTGCGTAATTGCTGCATTTGATTACGTGACAAAAAATTATAATATCGCAAAAGATAAGGTATTTGCATTATCAACGTCGATGGGTGGGCTAACTACAGGCAATTTAATAGCAAATGGTAAACTCCCCTTCAGAGCTGTATGGATGGATTGCCCTGTAACTGGATTATATGAAAGCGCTTGGTTAAATCCATGGTGGGGAAATGGTTCAGGCTTGATAATATTTATGGCAATATCATATTTATTTAAATTTGATAATTGGAATGAATCTAATAGAACATTTACAGTTACAAGTGGAATTTATGCAGGGACTTATTCTTTCGAAACTATTTTATACGAAACCGACGGAAGACTTAAGCTAAATGCATTTTATGAGCAAAACAAATCAAAAACAACAGGTTGGAATCCATGGACTAATAAAAGAATTACCGAAGGAGCAACTGATATGTTTATCTATCCATGTCCACTTATAATATCACACGGCTCTACTGACACAGTGAATGATATAAATGTAAACAAAAGCTACTTAAATAAAGTAAAAGCAGGAGGACAAACTGCTCATTTTAGAGAAGTTCCAACCAGTAATCATGGTTTGTTCGGGATAGGAACAAAAGTATTAGATGAAGAAAATATTAGTATGTATCCAATTCCTATCGAGATTGTCCGATTTTTTAAAAAATATTATTAACTCTAAAAATTTATATCTCACAATGAATCCAACTCTAATCAAATGGCTATTCGCCATATCAGCAGGAAGCATGGCGCTAGTAATGCCAAATGTTCCATTCATTCTTATTGCCTTCGCCTTTATTTTGGCCGACTGCATTAGTGCCTATCGCCTTGCTCGCCGTGTAAAAAAGAAAACAGGTAAAAGCCGTGCCAAAATGCAAAGCAATAAACTTTGGAAGGCGTTCCTTACCATGCTGGCATCGGCCACGGCCATCGTACTCGCTTTTAGTATCGAAACACACATACTCGTTATGTACAAAGATTTGTACCTTGCTAACTGGACTGCTATAGTAGTGTGCTTTATTCAGCTATGGAGTATACTCGAAAACGAAAGCAGCTGCAATACTAACAAGTGGGCTGCCATAGCTCAAAAGTTTATGGTTGACAAAGCCGAACGCCATTGGGATATTGACCTGAGCGGATTAATTGATAAAGATAAAGAGGAGAATAAACCATGAAACTAGGACGATTTTTTACACTCGAAGAATTAACACAAACCAACTGTGGGTTAAAAAACGTACCCAACGAAGAGCAAAAGCAAAGCCTTAAAAGTTTAGTTGAAAAAACACTCGATCCGGTGCGAGCCATTTATGGTGGCCCTATAAATGTAAATTCAGGTTTTCGTACACTCGAAGTAAACATCGCTATCAAAAGTAAATCAAAAACCAGCCAACACCTTAAAGGCGAAGCTGCTGACCTCGATTGCGATAATAACGCACTGCTTTTCCGCCTGATACGCGACAATTGCCCATTCGACCAACTTATATGGGAGCGTGGCAACGATACACAACCCGATTGGGTTCACGTATCGTACAGCACCAAACGCATGCGCAAACAAATACTTCGCTTCGATGGCGTGGATTATTTACCGTTTAAATAACTACTTAATAACCAAAAATATGCAACCAATTTACCGTTTCGCAATAGGCTTTTTAGTAGCCTTATTACTTATTGCAGCACTTGTAATACTTATCGACCGCAAAAGTAACTCCACCACGCTCGAAGATGTAGCCGTGCAGCACGTAGCCGACAGCGTTAACAGCCGTTGGACTAATATACTCCGAGCGCACGAAGACAGTATACAGCGAGTAATAGCACAGCGCGATAGCGTTTGGAATATCGCCTACACCGATAAAAAAGAAGAGGCAAACAAGTATAAAAAAATAGCCGACCGCACCACCGCACAGTACAACGACTTAAAAATAAAGTATGCCCAGCCATGCGCCGAAGTTATTGAAGCGTGCGACAAACGAGAGCAAGAACGACTATCGCAAATACAAGCCCAGGAAACAGCCCTTATAATAGCTGACAATAGGCTAACCGACTGCCGTGCAAACTCAGCTAGTCTGAACCGTGAAATTGCATTGGCCGATAGCCTGTTAAAATCAAAAAACAAAACCATTACCACCCAGCGCGATTACATTACAGGCGTTACCAATAGAAGTGACCGAAGTTTTCTATTTCGAAATTGGAAATGGCTGTGGGGTAATTGGAACGATTATGTGTTGCAAAAATAGTTGTCCTTTTTTTCGCCTATTTGTGCGATTACATTTGTATTCGATTTTCAAAAACAATAATGTTTAATTTTAAAAATTCACTCACATGAAAAGATTGATTTTTTTCTTAATGGCAATGGCTTTATCGTTTACGGTGGCCAGTGCTCGTGATGTCGGGACGAAGTTGCAAACCGATGTTGGAATTGCTCAGGCAATGCCTGTAATGCAACAACCAGTTACCAGTGCCGACTTTTTGTTTGCGGCCATTGCCACCCAACCTACAGCAGTAGTACAGGTGCGAGCCGTTACACTACCGGTAACTAATTTATTGAAGTATCCGCTGTATGGGCCACCTGCTTATTGGCAAGCTGACTATGGTAATTATAGGTTAATACGCAATACCGATTTACAGACGAATACAAATCCAGATTGCAAAAACACAAAAGGCAATACCCGACCCATTGAAACGGCTGCCCGACATGTTTTATAGTTTTTTTTGTTTGTAAAATTTAAAGTTGTTAATTATTTTTCCAAACGCCTTGGCTGTGAAGTCAGGGCGTTTATGTTTTTGGCTGATTTTGTCCTTTTACATGCGTGCAAACTGACCGAAATTTGTATAAAAAATAAGCAAGCATGCAAAATACCACGCCCACACTTATCACTTCGCAGCAGTTCAACGATCAGGTCCGGGGCTGGACCATATCCACCCGGCAGCGCATGGCCGCCAATGCACCACAATCGAGCGGTGAAGATAGTCCATTCCGCAAAGAACCACGACTAGCAGCAGCACTAAGCCACACAATACGCAAAACCGAAGATATAAGTTCACGCATTAAATACCAGTTCCCCAGGCATGGTGTATTTGTGCATTACGGTGTAGGCCGTGGCTATATACGCCGTGGCAATACGGTAACACGCTCGCCCCGAAGCCGAACCACAGGCTTTAACCGCCAACCCGACGATTGGTTTGATGTAGAAATACGCGACAATATGCCCGCACTTGCCACCATAGCGCAGGAGTTTTACGGCGATTGGGCGCTGGACGATATGCTTAGCAAAATAGAAAAATTTACCATACAACGCCAACAATAACACCACGTTAAGAGTTATTTGCCATTGCTTGTGAAAGTAGTGGCAAATTTTTTTTTAAATTATTTTTGATAAAAAAGTACCAAAATAGAAAAACAGTTGTATATTTGCAGAGTCAAACAATCAAAAACTGAGCAACTGAAAGCGTTGCCCCATTTTCATAGGGCTTTTTTTATGCCCTGATACGATACTTTTTTTTTAGACTTCGTTCATAGAACGGCTGTATTATTTCCCGTTTCAATTTTTTGAGCTTGCTCGGTGATTGATTTGTTTGACGACACGGAAAATGTACAGCCGTTTTTCTGTACACAAAAGTCAAACAAATTAATCATTATGAACACAATTCAAAGCACAGCGGTACGCCGCTATCCTGCCAAGCCTGTACGCAGACAATCGGTACAAGTAAGCCGCCAAGCCGAAACCGACGAAGTTATGGAACTCTTTAATGCATTTGTGAGTGAAGCTCGCAAGGAACTGCGCAAACGTAAACAATTAACCTTACAAGGCCGCATGAATGAAACTAATTGCGACCAAGTAACATTTATGGGCGAAACCTTTTGTTTAACCATTGATTTTGTGGGAGGAATAGCCGTATGACAATAATAAATGGATTAACTATAACCGATGGTTTAGTAAATGTAATTAAACATGAGTGCTGTTCGCAAATTGCGGACGACACAATGCTCGATTCGTATGAACAATGGCTAATGCAAACTAACGATTATTTGTTGGATAGACTTACCGAAGCTTCACCCAACAATATCGACGAACTGAAACAATTATCCACATTGCTTGTAAACTGCAAAGCAATACGCGACATGATATCCAGATTGAACGCAGAACTTAAAATCAGTATTAATACCAAATAAAAAAAAAGATTCATGGAAACAAAAAATTTAGCAAAAGTAAACGAAGTTGCTATTCAGTTAGTAACAGACAATGGAAGTAAATTGGTGCCAATTAAACCAATTTGTGAAGCATTAGGAATTGACTTTGACAGTCAAAGAAAAAAGTTAAATGAAGACGATTTATTGAATTCAACTACGGTGCTGAGCACCGCAGTTGGAGCCGATGGAAAAGACAGAGAAATGTTGTGTCTTCCTTTAAAATATGTGTTCGGTTGGCTATTTACCATTAACCCGAAAAACGTAAAAGAAGAAGCTCGCGAAGCGGTGGCGAAGTATCGCGAAAAATGCTACGATGTGCTTTACGATTATTTTGCCGGACAATCGGAATATCTCGAACTTAAAAACAAAATGGTCGAAGATAAATTGATTGCTTACGATAACATTCGCGAAGATTTTAAAAGTGCTGAAAAGCGACTTCGCGAAGCAAAGGTTGAATTGTACAGAGCCAAAGATTTTACATACGAAGATTGGTGCGTAATGAAAAATCAGACTTCAATTAATTTTGTAAACTAAAAAAACTGAGCGAAAGCTCGAAGTGTCGCCAAATACCGTGAGCGCCCCTGCAAAATTTCTTTGCAGGGGTTTTTTTGTCCTTTTGCGCTGCTTTATTAGGGCTTAATTTTGTGTAAAAATATTATTATTATGGCAGATAAAATAGCTAAAAGAGGTATTTCCATTTTTATCGACGGTAAAGAAGTACAAAATTCGGTAAAAGGTATTTCGAGCGAACTTACTAAGCTTCAGCGCGAACAAAAGAAAATGACCATTGGCAGCGATGAATATGTAGCACATGCCAAAAAGATTGAATATTTGCGTTCGCTCCACCGTGAGCACATTCAGAATCAACAAAAGATATCTGAAGAGTATGGAAATATGAAAAAATCTTCCGAAGGATCATTGTCGAAAATGGCCAACGGATTTAATAAATACTTTGCCATAGTTACTGCAGGTGTTGCCATGTTTACAGGGCTAACTTTTGCCATGAAAAAGTTTATGGATATGCGCAACGAGTTGGAAGATTCGAAGGCAAACCTTAAAGCACTTACCGGACTTGAAAACGGTGACATTGAATGGCTTACCAAAGAAGCTCAAAAGCTTTCGACTACCATGACCGAAAATGGTGTACGTATCCGCAAATCGAGCAAAGAAATAGTTGATGCATTTACGGTTGTAGGATCGGCAAAGCCCGAACTGCTTAAAAACAAACAAGCACTTAAAGAAGTAACCGAACAGGCTATGATACTTGCCGAAGCTAGTAAAATGGAGCTTGGCGATGCTGTACGTGGTTTAACCATAGCTATGAATATGTACGGTGCAAGTGCGAGTGAAGCAGCTAAATACACCAATGTACTTGGCGCAGGAGCTAAAGAAGGAGCTGCCGAAGTATCGAGCCAAACAGAATCGATATTAAAAGCCGGAGTTGCTGCAAGTCAGGCAGGTATTCCTATTGAGCAATTGGTTGGTTCTATCCAGGCATTGGCCGAAAAAGGTATTAAAGACGAAATAGCCGGTACAGGAATGAAGTCGTTTTTTATCAAGCTACAATCTGGAGCCGACGATACCAATCCGAAAATTGTAGGACTTCAAAAAGCACTCGAAAACCTTGCTGCACAAAACTTATCTTCGGCAGAACTTCAAAAACGCTTTGGACTCGAAACTTATACGGTAGCAGCTGCTATGATAGCCAGTGCCGACAAAGTGAAATTCTATACTAAAGCCGTAACCGGAACTAATATAGCATTGGAACAGGCTCAGATTAATAGTCAGACAACAGCCGCTAAAATGGCACAGGCTAAAAACGAATTTGCCGAGGCAGGTATGAAGTTAGTTGAAAACTTAAACCCTGCTTTGCTTAAAGCTACAAACCTAACCACACAATTTGTAAAAGCCCTAGCAAATGCAGCAAGTGGAGGCAAAACTATGACAGAACAGTTTGACGACCAAAGTTCGAAAGTCATTAAATTGAAAACTAACATTGAACCATTGCTTACCAGGTACGATGAATTAGCAACCAAAGCAAACAAATCGACTGCCGAAAATGCCGAATTGAAAAAGATTGTTGATAAGGTAGCGTTGGCAATGCCCGGAGCAGTTACAGCAGTTGATAAGTATGGTAATGCCATTGCCATATCCACAACTCGTGTACGTGAGTTTATTAATGCCGAAGTTGCAAGGCTTGGAGTGGTGAACAAAAAAGCTATTGAAGAAAATAAAGACAATTTGAATGATGTTGTACAGCGAATTGCCCGTACAAAAAAGAAAATTGACGAAATAAACAAAACAGGAACATACACCTATGACAAAGTAGATAAAAAAACAGGCGATTATCTGACTTTCAAAGCAACGCCCGAAATGATTAAAGAAGCTCAAGACTCCTATCGACAACTTTTGCAGGATAAATTAGGCTATGAGGAGCAAATTAAAAACCTATCAGGTGTTACCCTTAAAAAACAGATTCAAGACCAACAAACGCAACTAAAAGCGCAAGAAGCAGCCGCTAAGAAAGCCGCTGAAATTGAAGCAGCTAAACAAAAAGCAATCGAAGATGCTGCTAAAAATGCTGGTAATGGTAATGGATCTGGAGAAAAACCCAAAAAGGATAAAAAATCGCCATTCGATATCGATTTGGAATTGCTCGAAAGTATGAGTAAGGACGATGAGTTATTGCTTAAAGACTCACTCGCCCGAAAAACAATACTCGAAGATGATTACGAAAACTATATTTACGAATCGAAATTAGATTTCTATGCTCAAAAAATTGCGCTCGAAAAGAAATACGGTAAAGATACTACCGATAGCGAGATAGCACTTGCCGATCTCCGTATTGCCGAAAACACACGTATTGCCAATAACCTTAAAAAGCAAGCCGACCAGCAAGCCAAAGAGGTTAAAAAAGAAAACAAGGATACTGAGAAAGAAACCAAAGAACACCTGGAACGAATCCAACAAATTCGCAATGAATTTGGGCTCGAAGTGGCACGTATTAGTTACAAGGATCAGTTGCAACTTCTTCGCGAAAAATTGGAAGCCGAAAAAGCTACTGAAGAAGAATATGCACAAGCCATTGCCGACTTTAAACGTGGTGTAGCCGAAAATGTAGCTAACGACACTTCCGAAATTGCAGGTAAAGCTTCGGCAGCACTTAATAACCTTGTTGAAATTGAAATGATGGCCGTAGATAACAAATACGCCAAACAAATAAAAGCGGCCGAAAAAGCAGGTCAGGACACAACAGCACTACATGCCAAGGCCGAAGAGGAAAAAAAGCAGATTAAAAAGAAATATGCCGGTATTGACTTCGCCATTACCACAGCTAAAATAATTTCGGAAACGGCAGCCGCCATAATGAAAGCTTCGCCAAACGTACCTCTGCAAATTGCCGAAGGTGTTTTGGGTGCAACTCAGTTGGGTATTGCTACTGCTGAGTTTGGTAAGGTTCAAAACTTATGGACTGGTGGTTTTACCGGATCGGGAGGAAAGTACGAGCCTAAAGGTATAGTTCACGGCAATGAGTTTGTAGCCAACTCCGACGCATTGGCAAACCCGAACCTTATGCCGGTATTCAACGCCATTGATCAGGCGCAGCGCATGGGAACTGTAAGCAGCCTAAAGGCAAAAGACTTAACCAGTGCTTTGCGCGACGACTCGGCATCTATCCGCCGTTCGCCTGCAGGTAATAATGGTAGCGATGCTTATATTGCTGCTCACTTGGCTAAAACCGATAAAACGCTGGATAAGTTAACTTCGGTACTCGAAAACGGAATTGAAGCCCGTAGCGTAATAAGTGGCCGCAATGGTAGCTTTGAGCAAACAAAAAAGTATGAGAAATATATTAAAAATGCATCACTATGATAGAATTTATTATTAACGGAGTAAAGGCCGTATTGCCCGAAGGATTTAGTTTTAAAATGACAGAAGAAAATCCTTATATTACTAAACGTGGTGAATTTTCATTAGATATTGATTTTTCAATTGAAAGCAAAGTAAATGCTCGAATATTTGAACATGTATATAGGTTGAATAAAATAGCAATAGGAAAATCATATCCTGCTGAATTGCGATATGGATTTAAAAAAAGTATTGGTACTATTATAGTAATTTCGAATACCGATAAAACTGTTACTGTACAATTTGTAGCAGGTAAATCGGAAGCTAATTACTTAATAGGTAATGAAAAAAAAATATGGGATTTTGATTGGGGTTCTGAAACTGCAATAAGTTTTACCACTGCTAAAAATAGTGCATTAACACCTTCATATACAAATAAATTTGTTTGTGTTCCTGTAAAATTAACCGATAAAACTATAAATAATTATTTGACTAAAAATTATGCATCAGGTTTTACGGGTCCCGATTATTATTCTATATATGATTGTGAAAATATAGTAATGCAGCCGTATTTACTATATTACATAAATAAATTACCTGAGTTGCTTGGATTTACATTAGGTACAAATATTTTGAACAATGATGAAAAGTGCAATAAAATGTATTTAGTAAATCATATTAAAAGCCTTAACTATTCTGATATTTTGCCTGATATTTCAGTTGGCGAATTTATAAGTGCAGTAGAAGGAATGTTTAATGTTATTTTTACATTTAATTCAACTACTAAAGAAGTAGATATTATTTCGCAAAAAAACAATTATTCACAACGAACAATTGTAAAGCTTACAAACGTAATTGATACGTACCAACGCGAAGCCATTGACGAAACAGAATCATTTCAGAATGCATTTACATATATTAATTATGAAATGAACGATTCAGGCTATAATAAATATGCAAAATTAGATGAAGAGATAAAGAAAAACTGCACGATAAGAAGTTATTCATCGCTTACTAATTTGATTAATAGTTTAAATACATCTGATCTTGATAAATATATAATTTATAAAGATACATCAACAAGTTTCTGTTATGTTTATATTAGTGTTCCTACAATTAATGTATTTGGATACACTAGTGATGGTAGATATTTAGTATTAGTTGATAGATTTAGAGATTATGGTACTGATCAATCAAAGATATTGACTATTAAGATACAACCTGCTGAAATAACAACGATTAAGCTTGTTAAAGAGTATAGAGAATATGGAGTCGGAAATAATTTATTTGTTGATTGTTATTATCAATTGCCTAAATTAGATAAATACATATTTATACCAACAACACTGCCATTAAAAAATGCAATCGAATCAGATATATTAAATATTGATAGGAATGACAGGTTAATTGTTGCAATGTATAATGGTATGCTACGTGTTGAAATGTTTAAAACTCAATTTGAGTATTGGAGTGGTGTTATACATGAAGATTATTATAAGCAATATTTTGATTATCCACATTCATTTATAGATGATATACCATATTTCGGTAATTCGTATTGTGGAGATAATACAACATTTTCATTTTGGTATGTAAGTGAATTTCAGTATATATGCAATCAAACAATTAAACTATTTGGTTCTAATGGCATTTTTGAAACATATCACAATGATGGTGACATAATTGATTCTAGTTATGAGTATGAATTTACTTTACCTGATAGCGAAGATTTAAAAGTAGATAATTTATTTGAATATAATAATCAAATTTATGTGCCAATACGTTTTGAACGAAATATGTCAGCAAAAAAACGAATGATAAAAGGTTATTTTTATAAGTTAAAGTAGCTACATTTTAAATACGTCAAAGCATTTTATGCCACGTTGCTTCGATTTTTCGAGAACGTGAGCATAAATCAGCGTTTCGCGAATATCCGAGTGTCCCATTATTTCACGGAGCGTATTCAAGTCGGGTATTTTACTCAGGAAGAAAGTTGCAAATGTGTGGCGACCTGTTTTGTGGGTAATGTGTTTTTTAATGCCTGCTAAGTCGGCAATAGTTTTTAAATAACGATTCATTGTTTGATCAGCCGGAAGTTTATCGAACACAAATCCTACCTTTCTATTTCCAACAATATCGCTCAATATGATACGCATTGATTTTGAAAGCGGAACTACAATCGGTTCGGGCTTTTTGTTACGTAGCTTTTCGCGGTAATACGTGAATGAAACATTATTGAACTGCTCAATTTTCATGGCTTTAGCATCGCCCACATGCTGAGAACCAAAGCACATAAACAAAAACAACTGCAATGTTTGATACACTTTAATATCTAAGTTGCCAGCTTTATACAATGCCAACAATGACTGAAGCTCTTCTTCTTCGAGATAGGTGTAATTTGGTTTTGTCCGTAATATAGGAAATTCCTCGAAAGGATTCTCGTCCATATATCCAGCCTTGCAAGCCGCTTTCACATATTTGCGGAACACACTCATATTTTTGTACGAAGTGTTTTCGTTGTTTTTAATGGTTTTTCGTAGGTGACTATAAAAGTCGGCCACAAACTCCAGGGTAATATCGTCGAAATGCAAATCCGGAGCAAACGCTTTTAGTTTATCGAGTACAGTTTTGTGAATGCCAAGCGTAACCAGTTCCACACGCTTACTTACCTGTTTCTTATAGTCATCACAAAACGCAAAGAAATTTTCAAAGTCGTCGGGCCTATTGTACGATTTATGGAATCCAACCCGTGTAAGCACTTTATTCCGAAGTCGGTACTTCACAACAACCTCATTAATGCGCGATAATGTTTTTTCGAGCACTAAATTTTTATCCGAATAGTTTTTATCACCAGCCGTAATACGCATTTTTTCAGCATTCCAATGCTTTGCAGCACACTCTACTTTCGTAGAAAAATGAATTTTTTCACGATTTGTATAAAAACTTACATAAATAAACCCCTTCGATTTATCTATTGCGTTTAACCGTTGATATAGTTTAATTGTGATCATGCGTTCTACATTTGGGGTGACTGGTCTACAAACTATCTACAAAATTGAAAACAGCAACTAACAAGCAACTTTTATAACATGCTGATAATAAGCCAAAATAGCAAAGCCCACAGTTATAACGCTGTGGGCTTTTTTGAATTTTGAGGTTCGTGGCGTACCCTTCCATTGGCTTATATTCAGCGTTTTATAATTATTTGGTCTACAAATGGTATACAATTTTATTTTTTCTTTAATTCAACTGGTGGCTCAGCAACTTTGAGATTCGGCACATTTGGCATGGAATAGTTTTCCCGCATGTCTAATTCATAAGCCTCCAGCTTATGATTTAGAATTGCATTTTCTTTGACTACCTCTTCAAATCTTCTCAAAATATATTCGTTACCGTCGGTTAATTTAACAGGGCCAGTATTTTTTATCTCTTCTAAATCAAAAAAATAATTGATATCCTTACCATAAAACTCCGCAAAAAGCGGAAGCGTATCAAGCGAAGGTATTGATTCTCCACGACATATACGACCGATCATGCCATCGGATACACCTGTTTTTTGAGCAATATATAGATTTGAATTTCTATCATATTGCAGTAAGTCCATGAGTTTCTTTTTGTTATACTTCATATTATTTAGAATGATTCTAAATTAGTACAATACGTTATATTTTTACTCGCAATCTATTGCGAATCTCGATATTGATTGTATATTTGCAGTCTAAATTTAAGACTAAATTTAAAACAAACAAAATAAATGGACTCAATTAAGAAAAAATTAAGCTTTAAAGACTATTATGATAATTTATCTGCAGAAGATAAAATCAACCTCAGACAGCTTATGGTTCCTGCATATATGCAGTACTCAACCTTTTATTACAAGGTTGATAAAAATAAATTTACTGATTTGGAATTGGAAAAATTAGAAATGCTAACCGGTGAAAATTTTAAAAGATGAAACTACGTAATATCGAATTTTCGGGAATGCCCGATGGCGAAGTGGAAGTTCGCGAAATGGGAAAAGCAGTGTATCAACTTACACTCGATAACCATGAGTTTATAAATGATTTTTACATGTTGCTCGAAGATAAACGGAGCGTTGCATTACAAGCTTTGCAAAATCGCTACATAAAAAGCCGAGCAAACCACAGTTACTACAAGTTCCTGATCGTTCGTGGTTTTATTAAATGCAATTTTATTGTATTGGACAATCACCTGGATGTTGACGATAATGGAAACCTGAACACCGAATTTGTGCTTTGCCCTCGCACTGGCGAATGTATTGAATGTGGATTGGTTTGTAACTCACCGGTTAATACCGAACTTTCGGAACGTGAAATACAGGTACTTCGCCTGATAGCCGATGGAAAAGAAAATGTGGCAATAGCCGACGAACTATACATTTCGGTTAATACCGTACACAATCACCGCAATAACATACTCAAGAAGCTTGGCAAAAATAACACTGCCGAATTAGTTAGTTACTGGTACAAATCAAATTTAAAATAACAAGGCCCTGGTAAAGCCGAAAAGAATGGATGGTTCTACCCGCAAGGGCGAACAGTTGACGTCAGATGATAAACCCTCGTAACAACCCTCGGACATCCATTCTTTTCTTTAAAAACAATTATCAACAATGGCAGCATCACCAATTACACCGCAAGAAATTAAGGACGGACAAGTATTTACCACCGTAGGAGCTTTAGGACAACGCTTTTACATAGGTAAGCAAAAAGGAGTTACCAAGGTGATAAACGATGTAAATAAGCAACACTATGCTTATGTAGAATATTTTACGAATTCGGGATTTAAAGTAGTAGGTCGGTTTTTCGGCCAAACAATGTCACTTTTTATATTATACGATAACTGCATTAAAATTATTGATTAGCCATGAACGAACATTATCACAAAACCAAAGAACAGCGCGATAAAGACAAGCGCGACAATGAAACAGCCGATATAGTGGGCATTATAATTATCTCTTTTTTATTCATTGCATTTATACTAAGTTTTTAAAATTATGGAAAAGACCTATTTTATAGTAAAGAATTTGGATAACCAACCCAAAAACAAAATTGATACCATGCTTCACGAAGCTTTTCAAAAGTACCACCACCACACAATTAGTGAGAGCGATATAGAAGTTTTCGACCACGAACATGAATTTGTAGTAAATAAGTATCAAATGGCTGGTGGACGTGCTGCAGTTCCTCACTATTACCGCAATAAGCATAGTAATGATAAGAATGGCAGTATTTTGATAAATATCAGCGAAACATTAAGCTATGTACTTCACCCTATTAAAGGCCACGTAAGCAATGAACCACTGTTGCAAACTAAATTGTCCTAAATGTGGCTACGAGTATTGCGTAAGGTGCAATGCCGTTTGCCCACAGTGCGGACACAATATGAAATAATATGAACGCTACTACCAATTCAGAAATACCAGGCATTTTGTATTATGGCAATAAGCCAGTAAGCAATCCGGATACGTTCCGAAATTTAGGAGCGTTACAAAAACAGTTAATTGAGATTGGATATAAAAAAAGTTTATTAAAAAAGCACTATTATAATGGAAACAATCATTCTTACACTCAAAGTTCTAGCACTGATTATAGTGCTGTTAATGGCTCGCAGAGCAACAAAGAATCTAAAAGCAATGCTCCGGCAGGAAAAGGATCTATATCTGAAAGCGCGCCACAAATGAGCTTCGAAAAACACATAATACATGATTTTAGAGATGCTACTTGGCTCAATAAGTATATCGAAAGCATGGGCGAAGAAGAGTTTTGGAATTACAAGCAGAAACTTTATATCATGCTATCGCGAATAGAAGTCGAAAAATCAATTGAAGTACAAAAGTGGTGCAAACCCGAAAACATTGATTTATTTATGAAAATAGCTTGTTGCTTTGTACAAGAAAGCCGAAGCTGTTACTGTTTTAACAACGAATTCAACAAAATTACACATCAATTTAAACGAGAAGAACATGAAGCCTTGGTCAACCGCACAGCAACGTTACGTATTCAAGCATTATCACAACAAGCCGCTCCCACAGATAGCCAATGACGTAGGCCGTAGCGATAGGGCTTTACAACTTTTTTTACATCGCCACAGAAACGATCCGCGTTTACTTCAGAAAAAAAACATGCTGATCCAGGTACTAATGAAAAAGTTTAAAGACATTGCTTGTTTTCAGCCTACACGTTCGTTTTTCAACGAAGTACAGTTAGGACAAAAACGCTACTGGGCAATATACAAAGGATTGGAAGAGATTACAGGGGAAGAATTAATACGAGTTGCAAACTATTTCGAAGTTACACTGGAAGGCATTTACGAAGCCCGACAAACAAGACTTTTTGAAGAAGAATAAAATACACAATGGGAGTTCAGATAAATCAAGATATAATTAACAAGGTTAAAAATCGTGCCGACATAGTACAGGTAATAAGCAAATCGCTTAAACTGGTTAAAAAAGGTCGTAATCACGTAGGCGTTTGTCCGTTTCATGCCGACAATGCTCCTTCGCTTATTGTATCGCCACAAAAAAACATATACAGCTGCTTTGCTTGCGGTGCAACTGGCGACGTTATTAATTTCGTAAAGGAAAACGAAAAAGTATCGTTTATCGAAGCTATTAAAAGCCTGGCCAAAGATTACCACATTGAATTGCCGGAACTAAGCATGACGCCCGAAGACATTGCGCGTGAAAAACAGCGCGAATCGGTATTGATAGCCTTGGCCGAAAGTCAAAAGCAATTTGCCGACAATCTGAAAACCTATGCGCCGGCAGCCGAATACCTGAAAAGTAAACGCCAAATTTCGGACGAAATGATTGAGCTTTACCGTATTGGTTACGCTCAAACCGACAATCAGCTTACACGCGAATTTCCGAAACGTGGCTACAGCTTTGAGTTGCTTATGGCTGCCGGAATGACAAACATTTCGGACGAAAAGAAATTTCAGTACGACACATTTCGCTCACGCATTACATTTCCGTATGTAGATTTACACGGTCGCCCTATTGGGTTCACTGGTCGCATTACCGATAATGATGCCAAGATGGCTAAATACCTCAATTCGGCTGATACATTGGTGTTCAACAAAGGAAATGTACTGTTCGGGCTTTATCAAGCCAAAGAAGCCATATCAAAAGCAGGTAAAGTATATTTATTAGAGGGACAGTTTGATGTAGTGATGGTAGCTCAACACGGAGTGCGTAATACCATAGCCGGTAGTGGAACTGCACTTACCGATAGCCAATGCCGGTTGTTGAAACGCTTTACCAATAAAGTGGTAATGGTGTACGATCCTGACAATGCCGGACTAAAAGCGAGTATTGCCAATGCAAAGATTTTACTCAGTCATGGCTTCGACGTAAAAGCTATTATGCTACCGGCAGGGCAAGACCCCGACGATTTTGCAAAGCAAACCACCGAAGATTTGGGAACTGTATTCCACAATCGCGAAAAAACATTTATTGAATATTTCTTTTTATCTAAAAAAGTAGCTGAGGCTTCGGACTTTGACAGCGAACAATTATTGGATCAGGTATGCGAATGTGTATCGGTAGTGCCTACCAAATCGCTTCGGGAAAAATATATAATAAGTGTATCGAATACGTTTAACGTATCATTAAACATTGTAAAAGAGAAAGTTAAACCAACCAAAGAACTGAAAGTTCAGGATTGGAAACATGGATTTTACGGATTGGAAGAAGCAGCTGAGTTAATGGAAGCTGACGACGATGCCGAATGCTTCCTGGTATTCAATCAAAACGATTTTATAAGTTCGTTTTCCGAAAACCCAACAATACTGGCAATAGGCACACCAACCATTACCGATATACAAACACTGCGCTCAGTTACAAGCAAGCTAAAACTTTCGCAGTTGAAAGAAATAGTTCCTACCGACAGCGAAGAATCAAAGCAATTGCAGTTATTGAAAAATATGCACAAAAACGGCTTTGATATCCTGATTGAAGAAGAAACTGGATTTATCGGTTTTTGCGATTTTTATGTAAACAAATATGGTTTTCTGTTAGGACCCGAAGCCAAAGAGCAACGCATAACCGACGGTGTAAAAATAGCCGAGATTATTGGTAAATGTGCCGAAGTAATATCGCACCTCGAAGCCACCGTTCGTGTGGTAATGATGGACGTGTACGGCAAAAAGTTGGGAATGAAAGCAGCTGCTTTCGAAAAAGTGCTGAAACCTTTCCTTGCCAAAAAGAAAGATAAAGCCATGATCGACAATCAGCGCATGAGTGAGCTGGGCGAATCGTTTGCTGTGGATTCGGAAATAGTTCCGGATTATGTTGAAAAAGACAAAGCACTTTGGAATAACTATACCAAGTGGGGTTTTTACCCATTGGCCGACAAAGATGGCCGTTACTTTACTTACATGTTTAAGAACCAAACAGGAAGCTCACACTTTCCGGTATCCGATTTCTACATTAAACCATTGCTACACATACTCGACGAAAGTAACGACGATGCCAACAATATGCGTGTGGTGCAACTTTGCCACATGGATAAACGCCTGGATAAATATGTAGAATGGAAATCGGGCATTTTTGCAGCATTGCCCAAGGTTCACGAAAAATTGGTAAACGCAGGACCTTACAATTATTTCGGAACAGCTGATCAGTACAAACGTGTTTGGATGAATATGAGTTACGGATTTACAAAATGTTTCCCCACCGGCATACTTGGCCAACACTCCGATGGGTTCTTTGTATTTGGTAATGCCATATTCCACAAAGTAAACGAAAAATATCAGGTAGATTATGTTGACGACCTTGGCGTGGTAACACACGAAGAAACCAACTACTACCTTCCGGCATTCTCGAAAATTCATTTGGACAAAAAAAACAATACCGACAAAAACCGTTACAAACTGGCTCGTAACTTTATGTACAAAGAAATTGCCGAAGATCGCCAATTATCGTTCAACCGTTGGGCTGAACTTATGGACAGCGTGTACACCATTAACGACAATGGCAAATGGGCAATACTTTATGCTGTAACCTGTGGTTTCAGAGATTTTATTTTCGAAAGTCGTGGCGAGTTTACAGCACCGTTTTTTATTGGTCCTACCAGTTCCGGGAAATCCAAAATTGCAGAATCGATTCGTAACTTGTATATGGATTACAAGTCGGCTGCATTCAACCTGAACACCGGTACACCTGCCGCTTTCTTTATGTTTATCGAGAGCCTTCGAAACCTGCCAATAGTAATGGAAGAATACAACGACAATACCATTAACCCTATGATATTCCAGGCACTGAAAGCAGCCACTTTGGACGGACAGGGACGTATTAAAGTAGCCGATGCAGCCAGCAAAACCATGGACAGTTCGGAGATTAACGCTTCGCTTATATTGCTAGGTCAGGAAGCTCCGCAAAAAGACGATGGTTCGCTAGCCAACCGCTGTATTATTTGCGACGTGCCAAGCCGTGACTTTACCGAAGACGAAAGCGCCATATTTGAGGAATTGAAAGGTTACGAAAAATCAGGTCTATCGAACATATTGCTTCAGGTGCTGGAGCTCCGCGAAATGTATGAACGCTACTACCTGGGCATATTGGCCGACGAAACCAAGAAACTAAAAGAATCGGTTAAAATAAACGTTTCGAATACCGAAGGTTTAATGCGTATTGTAAATGCTTGCGCCCTAATGACAGCCACTTGCCGACTGCTACAGGAACACGCACCACACATGCAGTTACCGTTTAGCTACGAATCGTTTTTGCCCATTGCACAGCAAAAAGTATTCAGCCAAGTAGAGCGCATTAGCAGCACCAATAAGCTATCCACTTATTTCCAAACCATAAGCACACTTATTACACACGAACGCATTAAGATAGGCCGTGAGTTGAAAATAAGCGCTACAAGCAAAGTAACACGCTTACTCAGTGGCAAAAAGAAAGAAGAAGTGGAACTACCAATCGACACCAAAGTATTGTATATCGATTTCGAAGGCGTTTATTCCTTGTATCAAAAAGAAATTGGAACAAACGAAGCACTCAGCCGCCAATCGCTCACCGCTTACTTTGCCAGCAACCAGGCATTTATCGGGCTTTGCAACGCTACCCGATTTAAATGGAGTGTAGCCGAGCATGTAGGCGACAGTGTAGAAGTAACACCTGCTGCCGATGGCGAAACCACAAACACTGCCATACGTGCCAATCTTCGCTTTATCGAAAAAACAAAAACAACTTCGGCTTACATGTTCAACTACAACATACTGAAAACATTAGTCGATATTGATTTTGAACGAAACGAAGAAGCAGCAGCACCAGGAACAGTAATACCTCCCGATGTAGATTTACCATTTTAAATAACAACAATTTTATGAAAACAATTGAACAACTAGCTACAGAGATAGCCAAAAAACAAACGTATGGTATAATGGAAGAGCCTGTATATGATGCAGTAATTGAAACAGCAGCGTTTATGCAGGAGTTTATTCCCATAGAAACAGAACTTCCGGAACTCAAGCAATTAGTAATTGCCAAATGTGAGTTTTCTTCAGGCGAAATTTGCCACTGCATTATCACCAGGATAAAGACAACCGAATCGAGAAAAGGCTGGCAATGGTCAGGCGAAAGAATGAATAGTTATTTCGCGCTCAAAGTAATCAGCTGGCGTCCGATTTACCATTTATAACAACATTTTAAAACAATCTATTTTATGACAACAACAAAATTCAAAGAAAAGCTTCGGCAGCACATTCGCCGACCAATAGGACTCGACGAGCTCGAAGCAATTGCCATTGAAAAAGGCAAAGTGAAACCAAAAAAAACACGAATGGGCGGTGGAACTTCATTCACCTGGGAAGAATCGGAAATACCCGAAGTAATTAATCAATTGAATTCATAATTAACAACAAACTAATTTTTAAGCAAAAATGGGAAAAAAAGTAGGTATTATTGGAGGCGGCGAATCACTGTTACGAAAAAGAGTTTCAAGTGCACCAAATCCTGAAGTAATAGCAGTGGTTGCACCGCTTCCATTATTTAAAGAACTGAGTATCGGGCAAAAATTCAAATATAAAAATGGCCAGTACAAAAAAGTATCTTCATTTACAGGTTACCGGAATAAAGTAGGACTTTATAGTTTTGGTGCAAATACACCGGTAGAAAAAATAATAAATTAATATTGAGATATTATGAGCAAAATCAGTTATCACAAAAATTACATTCAGCATGCAGCAGTTGCAAAAGCAAAACGAATGCTTATTAAAATTCAAAAGCAATTCGGAGGTTTTCAGGGAATATTTTATGCCAGTATTACACTTACAGGCGTTGACGAACTCGACAATAAAACGGTTAAAAATTATGTTTCACAGCATTTAAAATCGTTGAAAAGCAATATCGAAAAACAGCTCCAGCAGAATGAGTATTTTATTAATGGCAAAGAAAACGATGATTATGTTGAGGGATTTTATATTCCACCATTTACCGAAGAATTAAAATTAGTTGAAGCCTTGTACGAAGTTGGTTCTTATATACGGCACAACTATCCGGAGTTAGAAATAAAGAAATCGGAATTTGTTTTCACAAAAAATACACCTGAAGAAAAATTCAACGAAGCAAAATTTCACTTTCACTACAATCCGGTTATCGGTTTCAGTCAAGAATATTTTGCAATACTCGAAAGTGGCGAAAAGAAAAGATTATATCCACTTACATTTTCGGCTTATGATTTGGAAAACGCAAAAAGCATCACAGTTGAGTATTTATAAACAAAAGCAATACAATTATTCCCTTATTTAAATAAACTATCATGAGAGAACTACCAATCCTATTTTCCACTCCAATGGTACAAGCCATAATGGAAGGACGAAAAACAATGACCCGCAGAACTGCAGGGTTAGAGAAAGTAAATGAGAATCCGGACGAATTCAAAATAATGAATTTATTCTATATGCCTGATGGTACAACTGGAATGGTTCAGTTTGACCACAAAGGACTAGGATTTGTTTACGGCAAACCACGCTACCAAGTAGGCGATAAACTTTGGGTAAGAGAAACATTTCGTTACGTACACCACTATGCCATATCAGATAAACTAATTGAATATAAAGCTGGAGGTGACAATTGTGTTTTTCAGTTAGAAGACCCTGAACAGTTTATTCCTGAAGGTAATTGGAAACCTTCCATATTTATGCCAAAAGAAGCCGCTCGTTTATGGCTCGAAGTTACCGAAGTACGGTGCGAACGACTTTGGGATATTACTGAAGCTGATGCAATAGCCGAAGGAGTTGAAAAGAAACCATATGATCTATATGTTGATTATTTAAAGCCAAAAGAGTTTGTTGTTCATGCTGAAGTTTCATTCTTTAGACTTTGGGAAAAAATAAACGGTAGAGAAAACACATTGCTAAGCCCTTGGCTATTTGTATACACATTTAAAAAGATTGAAAAACCATGAGCACAAGCAAACTAACATTCGAACACGGTAAGCAGTACGGAACTGCTTCCGGAGCAATAATAAGCATAAAGGCACTAATCACCATGCGTGGCGAACAATACGTGGAATGCTACGAAAACAACAACCGGTACCGCGCTTCCGAACTTATTAGCAGATTCAGAAAAAGACTAATAAAATTTGGAGGATTGAGGTTTTTAAATTACAGGGCATAACGGGTCGCAGCTATGATTAGTGGCTGATTTACGAGTACAAAACTTTAATAATTATACAAAATGTCGAACGAAAAACAAAACTTAGAAAACGCAGAAAGTCAGCCATTAAACATAGCTGATGTTAGGCAAAGGGCTATGTCTATTTTAGCCGAGTACGGAACTCAAACAACAGTTGAAGAACTTGAAGAGTATATTGAAGACCCAGATGCTGTGCTTAAACTCAGCTACTGTCTTGAGGCTATTGAAGCTGCTTTATCACAGCCTTTTGCCTAACGACCGAGTGTATGATACGTGCAGGAATTGCGAGAGCGAACCTGCCGACACTCGACCGAAGGTCGCACGGGAGACAAAGCGACAACAACCGATACAGCCCTGCATGTATGATACACGTGTGTTAGCCGTTCGGTTTATATTAATAATAAAATTCAAAAAGTATGTCATTCAAATTGTCAAAATCAACATTCAAAGAGCTTATACAGGAAGATATTAATTTCATATTAAAATACTGCCCTGCAACGCTTGAGCGAAGTCATGTTATAAATGTGCTTAACGACTATATAAACAAAGAATATCCAAAAAATACAGCCTTGGGCGGGCTTAATTCAAACCCATTAAATATTATGTCAAAAGTTAGAGCAAAATTTAAGTGCTATTCCGTAGAGGAGTTCGCAGGTGGCAGTAAAACTGCAAAATTGAGTGCTGTTTATTCAGAAAAAGGAGAAAATGCGCAATTCGCACATGCTACTCCAAGCGGTAATCTTTCAATTTCAATCGACAGCCAAACAGAAGCTGTTAATTTTTTCAAAGCAGGCGAAGAATACTATTTAGATTTTTCCCTTGTACCGAAAGCAGTTGCCGAGTAATTGTAAAGCCGTCAGTTTATGCACACTTTCTTAAACTGACGGCTAACATCACAGTATGTACATTTAATAATCAGCACACTTGTGCAAAACATTAACACAATGCCACTTACAGACAAACAAATTAGCGCTATTCACAAACTCGATGCACAAACAGCCATGCAAACTATGCACGAATGTGCAGAACGATTGGGATTGGCCACTGTGGAAGAGTATTGTGCTATAATGGGAGCCAAACGGCGTAAAACATATCAAGATGCTGCCGATGGTAAACTAATGAAGTTCGAACTATCCGGACATATATTTCTTGTGATTAACGATCAGTAGAAACGCTACCAAATCGGTACTAATTTTAAAGCTCGGACTTTGTCCGGGCTTTTCTTTTTTATTCAATTACACTTGTAAAGTCGTAGGTAATATTTGGTTTGTTTTCTGCTTCATTTCCCCCGCACCCCCTAAAGTTTAAGAGATAAACAAATAATTCAAACTTGAAAAATAAAAATCGAAATACCCGACCTACCGACCTAACGACCTACAAACATATATATTTTTCAAAATTATATATATATAGGTAGGTATTAATCAGTGCTTTATATGTTTTTGGTTTTGTAGGTCGCTGTAGGTCTGAACTATTGTTTTGTAGGTCGTTGTAGGTCGGCAAAAACTGTTAAATTTTGTTGTTGTAGGTCGCAAAAGTGCCGAAACCTACAAATTTAGGTCGAAAAACATGTTTGTAGGTCGAAAAAAACAGGGTATATATTTTGCTATGTCGCTAATAATGTGTAACTTGTATTGTATTAAAAAAGTCTTGTAGGTCGTTAGGTCGGTAGGACGGCAAAAATCGAAAAATATATTTTACACTAAAAAAAAATACATTCTATGAAATTTAGTATAACCATACCATGCAAACCTTATGTTCGGAGGTTTTTGGAATTAAACTACGGATCACCGGTCGACTTTACACGCGATCAAACTATTTATCCGCTTTTCCGCCAAAAGCTAAAACGATGCTCCACCAGGCACGACAATTATTACTCTTCGCTCGAAAACAAGAAATACACCGAAACATGCGTTCTGAAGATTACCGAAGACGATTTTTACAACCTTGGTTGGGAACTTACATTTACCGAGATTGTACGCTTTAACCGCGAAATGGAAGGACGTGCCAAATTATTTATGTACATGATCGTTTCCACACGCATAAGCTTTGGTATGAATACCACCGATGCCGTACATTATTTTCAGGAGCGATTTGGATTTACCGAAGATGTGTGGCAAAGCGAAAGCATTGTAAAAGATTGCCAACGAAATTTGACCGTTCACAAAAACGAAATTATCGAAAATGTATCGCAAATGTTGGACAAAATAGTTATTGAAATGTTGTCGGATAAAGGGACATTATTTCACCGCAATAAAAATCAAATAAAACAAGTATCATGAAAGCATTTAATTTTGAATTGGCATCCAACATGGGAGGTGTTTGTCGCATTTTTGCAATTCCCCCAAGTTCGTTCGTTCGGCTGTGGACCGATCATGTAAACAGTATCAATTATCTGACCGTTCGTAACCGCGAGGATATAATTGACATTTATTCCATTGACGAAGAAACCGAATTTACCGAAGAATATAAAGCAGGCGTATACGCACCTGATATTGTAGGCGTTACACCGGGTGGTCGCGACCGTGTAAATACCACCAACCGCTCCAACCTCGAAAAACTTGATTCGGGCTATTGGTATGTATTGTTCCAGGACAACAACGGTTTCATTCGGTTGGCCGGTACTGAGGACAATCAACTCACATTTGAGCGTACCAGCACCACCGGTAAGCTTGGCGACCGTAACCAAATTGAATTCGCATTCCGTGGTAAACAACTGCACGAATGTTATTTTATTGAATTGGAAGATATAGAAACTATTTGATAATCATACTTATAGTTTAAAAACAGCAGTTTGGCTTTGTCCTTTCTGCTGTTTTTTTATGCCCCTACTTTTGACCCATAATTTAATAATTAAAGTATGGCAAAAAATGTAATTCAGGTAGTTGCACCCATTTCGGAATACGGATTAGGATATAACTATGCTAAGTACCTTTTGGATAATGCTGCTACAGGTCCGTTAAACTTCGAAGTTTCGAGCCTTGGTGGTGATCTAAATCAGGCAAAGCAGGTTAAAAAACTAATAGCCGACCGTGGCGATGTAACTGTTGACTTTTTTGGCTATTGCGCTTCAGCAGTAACCATATTAGGACATGGAGCCGCTAACTCACGTATTTACTCCGATGCATTCTTTTTAGTTCACAAACCACTTATCTGGGTTGACGAATGGGGAAGTATGAATGCCGACGACTTGGAGCAGGTAATTGCCGATCTTGTTTCGAAAAAACAAGATGCCGAAGTGCAAACACTGTCGCTCGCCAAGGAATATGTTGAAAACTGTGGCATTGAACTCAGTGTAGTTTTGGACGTAATGGCAAACCCACGTTGGCTTACACCTCAGGAAGCCGTTGATTACGGATTTGTAAACGAAATTATTCCAGCTGCAACCGCAAAAAAAGCATTGGTAAGTAACGAAATTATGGCCATGATCAGCGCCAACCAATTACCGGCACTACCTGCTAACTCCGAACCACATACAGACGACACTCTTGTAACCAAGATTGTAGCTGCTATAAGCGATTTAAACCCTTTTAAAAACCAAAAAACACCTGCCGAAATGAACAAAGATTTCAATTTCGTAAATCAGGTTCTTGGTATCGAAGGCATTGAAGTGAAAAATGAAATGGTATCCGTTCCGGTTGCACATCTCACTTTGCTCGATGCTCGTATCAAGGCCGATGCGGATGCTATCACGAACTTAACCACAGAACGTGATACCGCGCAAAACAGTATGACCACATTCGTAAACGAAGTTGACGAATTGGATGCCACCGTAAAAGCAGCTGAAACCCCCGAAGCAAAGGTATCAGCAATCAAAGCTAAACTTGCTTCACGCCCAGCACAACAACCATCGGCTCAACAGGGTACAGGTGGCAAAGGTAACGCTACCGACGAAGTTGATTGGGAATCAATCGACAACATGCCTCACAACCAGGCAGCTGACAAAGAATATGTTCCACAAGCTAAAAAATAAAAAAAATGGCTATCACTAAATCTGCAATTGTCGCCGAATACGGCGCGTATTATTTGAATAGCGGCCAAAACATGGCACGCTTAAAAAACTTGTTGATGTTCTCTCGCAAGTCAACTCAACATTTCACTCAGATTAAAACTGACGAAACTATTTATCAGATGGCTATGGCCACTGTAACCTCGTTGGTTCAATCGTTCCAAAAAGCTTTTACTCCTAAAGGTGATTTCACGTTCACTCCGAACAAGATTCAGCTTTACAAAATGAAAGCTGATATCGAAATTTATCCGGATGATGTTGAAGACAGCTGGTTAGGCTTCTTGGCTTCGAACTCATTGAGTCGTAAAGAATGGCCTTTAGTACGTTACTTGCTCGAATCGTTTATCCTGACCAAAATTCAGGAAGACATGGAGTTGAAAGAAATTTACAAAGGTGCTTATGTTGCTCCTACTGCAACTGTAGCAGGTGTAACCGGACAATCGATGAACGGTTTGAAAAAATCGCTTCAGGTTGCCACTGTAAACCACGATACTACTGTAGGTGCATTGGATGCTTCTACCATTTACGATCAGTTCGAAGCTGCTTACGAATTGGTATCGGAAGCTTATCAGGGTATTGCCATGAACATTCACTGTTCGCCAAAATGGGAACGCGCTTTCTTGAAAGATAAACGTGCGCTTGGATTCTACCAAATTCAAGGTCCTGGACAAATTGATAACTCGTTGGACTTTGCTCCGGCTAATGTTATTGGTTTACCTTCGATGATTGGTACCGACGATTGGTTCATCACTCCTAAAGCAAATATCTTGCACCTGAACAAAAAAGGTGACAACCAAGGTAAAGTGTTGATTGAAGAAAGCAAACGTTGCGTAAGCGTAATGACCGACTGGTACGAAGGTGTTGGTTTTGGTATCAACCAAATTGTTTGGACTAACGTAGCAGCAGTTTCCTAACTGCTGCTCTATTGTAAAATTTTTGTAATACATTAAAATAAAATGGGACAAATAACTCTTAACGATATCGATCACGACTTAGGTCATGAAGGTAATATGGCGGGCATTGTACCGCAGTTGATTTACGGATATCAGGACGACGTTGCTACTTGGCCAGACGAACCAACTTCTACAGGCGATATTACGCTCGAAGTGGCTGGTGCGCTGTTGGGCGATATAGTAATGAAACCGGGTAAACGTGCGTTTGGTTTTGAATTTACCGAAGACACGGGAGAATTCAAAATGGCACCGGTAGGCGAAACCGATGGCGAACATTGGGAATATAGCTTGGATATTATCAAAGCTAAAATTTCGGCCAAAATTCTTGGATTTGCAAATGCAAGTCAACGCAAGAAAATGTTTTTCGTTGTGCCTGATGAAAATGGTGTGTATTACCTTATGGGCGACAAACGTCGTGCTCCAAAACTATCAACCGGTGGCGATGGTGCAACTACAGGTAAATCTTCGGGCGACCGTAACCAAATTTCGATGAGCTGGAAATACCGCGCTGCTAAAGCATTGGTTTATGCAGGCGAAACCGACACTTTGCTTACTGCCACACCGCTAACTTAATACGAAAACAATTAAGTAATACTATAAAAGCCCTGAGCGATATTGCTCAGGGCTTTTTGTCCTTTTAATGTGCGCTTTTCCGTGCGATATTTGCAAAGTTATTAATTTATAAACTCAAAATAATGGAAGTAAATTCATCAGCCAAAATGCGCCAACGTGCCATTGATTGGCTCAACTCAAAAGACAGGGATATAGAAAAAGGAATTAAAGTACTCGAAGATGCTTGTTACAAACCAAGTGTTATGGAAATTTTCCGTAAAAAAATTACACGTATGGATATTCCGGGTAAAGTACTGCAGGAAGTTCGTAACTATTTACGCTATTTTGCTTCGCCACAGTCCGAAGTACACAAAGATTTGGTTGTAGATCAGGACATGATTGAAAAAGTAAAAACCATTGGCGAAGATTCGACCGACGAATATCCGGCTGACATGAAGCAAGTGATTCAGGAACTATCCGATGTGTACAAACAACGTGGTATGTTTCACAATCAACTAAATGCAGTGGGCGAAGGTAACACCACCGAGCAAAAAGCCGAACGCCGTAAACTATTGGCAATTATTAAAGCATGTAGCGACCGTATCGAAATACTATCAGTAGCTTATGAGAAATTCAAAGCCGAAGGAACGCTACCAACTGCCAATACATTAAAAGCTGTGTTCGATGCCGATAAAGTAAAAGTGGAAGCTGATAAGGACGAAAAACCCGAAAAGGAAGAAAAGAAATTCGAATTAGCAGCCAAATACGACGATTTGAAAAAGCAAGCTGACAATTGGCGAATTAAACTTGCCAAAGCCGAAAACAAACTGCTGTATCAGGTTGAGAAGAAAATGGATAAACCAAATCCAATTCCGGAAGGTCCGAAGCGCATAAAGCAACAAAAGCGCATTGCACAGCTCAAAGCCGAAAAAGAACAAATTGATTTAGCCATTGTAAACTGGAACTAAATGAAAAAAGTTGTTGTTGTTATGCCCTGCTGGAAGCGTGCCGATGTGGTACAAACAGTTTCCAATCAATTGGATTTGTTTTACAATGCCACCAAAAACAAAATAGAACTTACTGTTTTGTGGGTGTTTTCAATCGAAGACCTTGAAATAGATCAATTGTTTTCGGTATATCTGAAAGCAGGGCATAAACGCGACTGCCTATTTTCAGGCAATAAGCTACTTGGCAAAAAACTGAACGATGCAATTACGTATGCCGATAAGTTTGAGTACGACTACATTATGAACTTTGGCAGCGACGACCTGATACACCCTGCTATAATTGATTTGTATCAGGATAGTATGCGTAAAGAACTGGACGTGTTTGGATTGAATAACGTATTCTTTTATCATCCGGATGCTGATCCTATTCTGTTTTCGTACTACAACAAACCAAATATTGTTGGAGCTGGCCGCATGATCCACCGCAGAGTTATAAAACTCGTTCAACTCAATTACCAGGAAGGACTTTACAAAATAGACCTTTGCCGAGGCATGGACACGTTTTCGGCAACACGAATGGCAGGTCTACGCGTACAGCAAACCGTTATTGATGGTGGTGAGTTTCCGTATATTGTTGATATTAAATCGGATGTAAATATCAATTCGTTCAACAGTATTTTGGAACATAGCATTACAGGAAGCATTAAACCGTATAGTCGCCAATACATTACTGATAAATTTGAAGTGTTAAACCCATGAACCAAACTCGCAAAGCATTAGCCGAACAGAGCCACGAATCAATACTGGCTCACATTCTCGATCCTGAAAACTCACCACTACCGGCTGAGCTTCAGCAACAATTCGACCGTGTAAAGTCGGCTGCTCAAATGCTCGACAACTATCACCCTGGTAACTGCTTGCCACGCCTGCAGGCAAAGTATAACATATCAAAAGCCACTGCCCGACGTGATATACAATTGGCTCAGGACTTATTTAAAAGCTATCAGACATTCGATTGGGATTTTTGGCAAACATGGCAAATAAAAGATTTGGTTGAAACGATCCGTAAATGCAAACTAAAAGGCGACGAGAAAAACCGCATAAATGCCCACAAAGCATTAAAGGCTGTAATTGGCGAAAAGGTTGTAGCTTCGGAAGACCCTAAACGCATGGAAAAGAATGTATTCTACATTCAATTAAACAACAATGGAACGGTGGTTAATATGGATTTAAACAAGATTAAAGGACTTGATAAATCCGAAATCCGTACTGTAGTCGAAGCCTTAACAGCCAACGAAGAAACAGATATTCAAATTGCTGAAATACTGAATACCTAATGGAAGATTTTAACGAAGAAAACATATCACTCAATTCGTTTCAGCTCACAGCAAAACTTTTACCTGCAAAGATTAAAGCTTTTGTTGCAGGGCGTGGTACCGGTAAGTCGTTTATCAATGGAGATGAAATTGATGAGAATGTTCGTATTATGCCGCGTGGTATTACTTCAATTACTCAGGCCACACTTGGGCAGGCATTAACCAAAACATTGCCTTCGTCGTTCAAGTACCTGGAAGAGATTGGATATAAGAAGTGGGACGAAAAAACCAAAACAGGCGATTATGTTATTTGTCGTAAACCTCCCGAATCGTTTTACACGCCTTATGAACGTGTAATGAGTTTCGAAAACATGATCACCTTTAGCAATGGTCATGCTTTGTACATACTGTCGCAAGCTGCCGGTGCTCGTGGTCCCAATGTGGACTATAATATATCCGACGAAGGACTTACACTCGACAAAGTGAAGTACGACCAGGAAGCAGCTCCCACCAACCGTGGTAACGAAGAGATATTTGGTTTTAAGCGCAAAGATGGTAAACCACCACTCCAAAAACACCACGGTAGCACATTTACATCCTCTATGGGCTATTTACCTGAGCACAAGTGGATGACAAATTTTGGAAATTATTACGAACAGGAAGCCGGTATACGGATTTTTGAAGTTTGGAATAAGATTGTCAATATTCAGCTTCAACTTATCAAGGCGAAGCTTGAGAATAATGAACAAATAGCCATTGAACTTTGGCACGAAACGAAACGATTGCGCAAGCAAATCACTCCGTTTGTGTCAAATGATGGTGTTTTATTCATGTTATCCAATGCTTTCGATAACATTCATAATGTAGGATTCTCATACATTAGCAAGATGTACCAGGTAATGGACATTGTTACGTTTATGATTGAGATATTGAACTATTACATTGATAAAGTAACCAACTGTTATTACTCCATTGACGAACGCCATGTGTACTACAAAGCCGATAACGACGACTATATACGTGGATTGGCCGATAATAACGATTTTAATTGGAATGAGCTACAAAAACGCCACTCACTATACGATGCCGATTGCGACCCGAACACACCGCTAGAGATTACTGCCGACTGGGGAACTAAGATTTCACTTATTGAAGTGGCTCAGGAACGCAACTTCGACTTTGTTACAGGACTTATACAGAAGTGCGACAATAACATTAACGAGTTCTATGTAAAGCCCGACGATCATGCCGATACTATGATTAATGCATTGATGGACGAATTTTCTAATTACTACCGATATCATAAGAACCGCCGATTGATATACACTGTTGATACTTATGGAGATATACGCCATGCTAACAGTAAGAAGACATACAATCAGTTGGCCATTGAGCGACTCACTAAGAACAAATGGAATGTTGACGTGCGCAGGCATCCGGGCAAAGAACCACCACACAACGATAAGTATTTACTGTGGCGTTATCTGCTCAACGAAACATTACCAGGCTTACCAAAGAAGCGCTTCAATGGTGCACGATGTAAGTACACACTTATATCCATGAACAACACAGCTGTTATTCAGAAAACTAACGGGCAGTTTGAGAAAGACAAACGAAGTGAAGCACGCACATCTGTATTGCCCGAAGAAGCTACACACTTTGGCGATTCGGTTGATAAGCGTATATGGACTAAGTACAATACACTACTCAAGACAGGATCAACATTTGTAGGACCGAGATTCTGACACAAACAAACACTCACAGTGCGATAACTACAAGGCTTGTGCGATAACAATGCACAATCCTTTGTTGTGTGCTCACAATGGGCTATAGGCTGTCATATTTCCTTAAAAACGTGCGCTTTTCCGTGCCGTGAGCCATAGGGCGCGTTGTGCCCTGTAGCATGATTTTAGAGCAGCGCTCTACAAAAAAAACATATTTATACATTTGGAAGACAAATAATTGATTATTTTTTAATGAAATTTAGTAGTGAAATGATTTAAGCGATTTGTGAGAATAAAAAAGCCCTGAACAAATGAATGCTCAGGGCTTGCTATAATGAGTTATTTATTACTCAATCTTTATGTTTAAATCATTGCCGCAATGGGGACACTTAATGTTAGCGTGTTGTCTATGTTCAAAGAGTTCTACTATATCAATGTCCAATGCCTTAGCAATACGCTCAAGCATTTCAACAGTAGTGTTGTTATTGATAGCCCTACTTAAAGCAGGTGAGCTTATCCCCATTCGTTTAGCAACTTCTTGTACTGATAAGCCTTTGTCTTTAATTACTTCTTTAATTTTTAGCATATATATTATTTTATAATCGACTGCAAATATAATACAAAAGAATATATATTCTATTATATTTAGTGTAAAATAAATCATTGATTATTATTTAATAATATTTAACAGTAAAATAAGCATTGTATATTAAAACATATATTATCTTTGCAGAGTAAAAATAAAACATGTATTAATATATTTAAAATTACAATTATGAATGAAGTAAAAGAAGTAAAAGTTGCAACAGTAAACAATGTTGCAATAATTGTCACAAATGACGAAAATCAGTTAGTTCCAATTAAACCAATTTGCGATGCACTTGGTATTGATGCAAAGGCTCAACGAGACCGTATAAATCGTGATGAAATTTTGAGTTCAATTGGGGTCATGACAACCTCAGTTGCAGCTGACGGAAAAGATAGAGAAATGCTTAATCTTCCAATTAAATTTGTATTCGGTTGGTTGTTTACAATTGACAGTACTCGCGTAAGTGAAGAGGCTCGTCCGGCTGTAATAAAATACAAATTGGAATGTTACGATGCTTTGTACGATTATTTCTCTTCGGCAAAGAAATTTTTAAATCAGCAACGTAAAGTTCTCAACATTTTAATAGATGAACGCAAAGAAGCAAAATACAATTTCAATAAAGCAAAATCAGTATTTGATGCTATTGAGCGTGAACTTGATGTGGTTCGTCACATAACCGAGCAGGAATGGCGTGAGAATAGCAATGTGCTAAAGTTGGATTTTAAAGATGCCGAAGTAATAACCGAAGAGTAAAAAAACCAAGTTCAGTTGTAGGGCTCAGCCCAACAACTGAACTAAAAAAAACTAACCCCATGACAACAATTAACGGATTAACTATAACCGATGGTTTGGTAAATGTAATTAAACATGAATGCTGTTCGCACGTTACGGACGAAACAATGCTGGATTCTTACGAACAATGGCTAATGCAAACCAACGATTATCTGTTGGATAGGCTTACTGAAGCTTCCCCCAACAATATCGACGAACTGAAAGAATTATCGACATTGCTTGTAAACTGCAAAGCAATACGCGACATGATATCCCGATTGAACACAGAATTGAAAATAAGTATAAATACCAAATAAAATAACTGAGCGAAAGCTTGAGGTGTCGCCAAACACTATGAGTAGCCCTGCAATATTATGTTGCAGGGTTTTTTTTGTCCTTTTACATACCCCGAAACAGAGCGAAATTTGTATCGTTAAAA